ATTATACTGTGTTCGCATCGTATAATATGTTACACTATACTAATATGTTTTTTCTGGTTTCGTCCAACCTATAATGGACGTTTAGGGCGCTTGCCAGCGCCCTTAATAAAAATAAAATTGGTAACCCCCCCCTTTTCGCTCGGAAATTTATTTCCACCCTGGAACATTAATCTGCTAAATAATCCCGTGCTTGGACTCTTTTGCCGGCTACGTTATGGTACCGCTCCAGCCTAACCCGTTGTGAAGTTCTACTATGCCAATGTTTGCGAAAACACCAGGTCCCCATTCCTGGTGTCGCAATCCATCTGAGAAAGAGCGAACCCCAATCGGAACCTAGCATGACGGTAGACCTTAAAGATAGGGTGCCTACTATTGCCTATATGGTTATGCTAATACCGCGTGCCTTCGGAAAGTGCGTCGACGCAACCTGTTAACAATGCGCGGAGTTTCAAATATTATCTCGCTACCCGTTACCTCGGTGACAAACACTACCCACAAATCAACATCCTCGGTTAGAAAGAACAGTCGAAAGACTTCTAATAACCAAACAAAAGTTGAGGCAGAAGATACTAAGAAACTTGAACAAGAACAGGCCTCTGAAATTGAGAGAAAGCGTATCTACAAGATTCTCCTTAAACAAGAGAAGGCTAATGTAGATAGATATGGAAAATTGTTGCATGACACAAAAGTGAACTTTAAAGGTGTTTCTAATTCTACCATTGTTGGTAAACAATCCAACACTAGTAAAAGGAAATACAATATTAAACGTTTGCGTGATGTGAAGCAAGTGATGATGCAAGGAGGTATGCAATCGGAATGTCAACCAATATTAGATTTGCTTTCAAAATGCAATAATATTGACACGACAGGATTGATTGAAGCTAGCATTCTATTAATGTACGATCTGTATAGATCACACGGCATTATGGATATTAGTGTTTCGATCACCCACTTCGTGAAGCATGTCTTCAAGACAAATGTTATAGATATAATACAATGTGCTTTAAATTTCTTTTCAAAGCATATTGAACCTTATCTATTACAAATGCAGGCAGGGAAAGATACTACTGCAGGTTTTGAATCAAATGTTGATAGCATGTTAGGCATGTTTCGACATTTTGATAGTATCAAAACCTCAGTAGTATACAAGAAAGTGAAACAGCTCATACTGTACTTGTGGACTATATTTTTGGACTTAGTCCCCAGCGACGCCTCGTCAATGAGTAGATATGAAAGTTTTGAACGAAAATTCAATTTGAGTCGAGTTAACATGGATGTTAGCTCTATATTGGATATAGTTCATAGTCTTTTGTTTCTGCTGAAGCAGGGCTTTCAGATGATCAAATCTGGCTCTATGCTAACTTTTTGGCATCATGAAGACTCATATAAAAAATGGGCCAATGATGTTTCTAATTTAGATGTAGACATTGCAAATTTGAATCATCCTGATTTGACCAAGCAAATAAGTATTCAAGATATTATAAGAAATATCGAAAAGCTTATTGATGAGGGTGAGGAGATGCTGAAAGTGCTCACAAAGTACACGAAGGGAGTGGTCAGTTCTGACTTAGTTCGCCTAAGAATTGAACTGACAAAACAGCAAACAAGTCTCTTGGCAATGACAACGAGACCTGCTCCCCTCAGTTTGCTGGTGCATTCACCACCAAATTGTGGAAAAACTTCCTTTCTTGATATCCTGCAATCATTCTTTGCTGATGTTGAAGGTCTGACTATGACTGCTGATAGCAAATATGTCAGAAACTTCCAAGATGAGTACTGGTCGAATTTCAAATCCTGTATGTGGTGTATTGTTTTTGATGATATTGGTTATGAAAATATCAATAAAATCACTTCAATACGAGAAGCATCACAGAATGAAATCATTCAAGTCAATAACAATACTGCATTTATTGTTAATATGGCTGACCTAAAGGATAAAGGAAATGTAGTTTGTATGCCAAAACTTGTTATGGCAACAACAAACTGCAGAGATTTGAATGCAAAACACTTGTATAATGATGCTTTGGCTGCTTTACGTAGATTTCCGTACGTCATAAGTTTGACAGTCAAAGAAGATTATGCAACAACACATGGTGGACTAAATCCAGATTTAGTCCACATCGGAGAAGATGTACTAGATGTGTGGAATATTGTAGTTTCCACACCATTTAGACCGAAAGTGCAAGCGTCAGAGACAAATAGTACAAAACAAGACATACAGTGGAAAGAGATAGCTACCTTTACAGATATGCCGTCTTTCTTGAAATATTATAAGACACTGATTCTAGCACACGATGAAGTACAAAGAAAAGTGATGTCACACTCTTCAAAGATGCGCGATTCACAGTTTTGTACTACCTGTTGTAGGCTGCGTTGTAATTGTGGACTACAAGCTGGTGAAATCATTGAAACAGAGATATGTACAGCTTGTTTAAACACGCGCGCAGGATGTGAGTGCTCCAAATGTATGGAATGCTTGAAGAGTATTCATACATGCAAATGTCGAGGGAAGATTCACGTTGAAAACCTTTGGTTCATGCGTAGACTCTTTTCAACTGCACGAAGAAGACGGAATATCACAATTCCACGGAGAGCTAGAAACTCTACAATTGAAGATGATCACACACCACGACACTCAGAACCAAACAATGAACCCAGAGAAGTACCTGAAACTGTTCGACAGAAATTTGAACGTGCTCAATTTTTCGCTCTTGAATCATTAGCACAGCAATTTTGCAAAGCGATCAGTTGGCAACTATATGGATTACAGATATGGAATTTGTTGAGTTGGCCTCTTTGGATCATGTGGGGAGCAGGGTGTTGGCCATTCATATATATAATATATCATACTGGTATAATGTGTGTGTGGTTCCTAACCGTTTTATCCCCATTTGTATTCATTGAGCAGTGCTTTTTGCCAATCTATCAACGTTTACCTTGGACCGTAAGATTCAGGGTTTATAAGTGGATTGGTAGTAATGTGATGTTGAGATTTTATGGCAAGCATTTTGCCGTAATTGACACGTTGGTCAAGGCATTGGCTTTTTGTGGAACTTCGTATGCTGCATATAAATTCTTCAACAAAAGGAGCGAACCAGAAGAAGAAGTTGATGTACAAGGAGGTTTTTCTTCCAAACAGGATAATATTAATCCTTATTGGAATCCAGTAACCCCCTCTACATCTTCTTGCTTCGGTGAGTGTGTGACATCTTGGAAAAGTCTCCCGGAGGAGCAAGTGATTGATCTTGTATCACAAAGTGTGGTTAGGATCAGATCAGTTGGTGCGCACCGTCGAGTCGGTTGTGGATTGTACATTGGTGGACAAGTGATAGCCACCAACTTACATCTATTTAAGGATTTGGTTAATTTTGATGTAACTTTTGCTGATAAAAGTTCAAATGCGACTAAAACAACGATAAGATGCAAGGTCAACCCGGATACAGATATTTATATCATCCAGAAAAAAGATCTGATGTTTATACGATTTCGTAATTTACCAAATCGTAGGAATTTAACAGGTCTGTTAGCAACGACTTACATCAAAGACCTAAATTGTTTAGGCCTGATGATTAAACGTACTAACGAAGGATGTATAAATCTCTACAAACGCAACAGAATGAGATGGAGCGGTGAGAAATTGTGCTTTGATGACTACAGTCAGCTTATGTATGATACTATGTTCTATAGTTATCAAAATGATGAGACAATAGATGGCGACTGTGGTAGCACTTACTTGGCCTTTTCTCCGAAAGGACCAGTAATTGTCGCCATACATCAACATAAAAGCACAATAGCGTTTGGAGCGAGTTTGCTTCAAAAGGATGCAAATGAGGCTCTGGAAGCTCTTAGGAGCAAGACGAGTGGAGGAAATCTAATACGAGAGACATTACCTTTTTCTATTTTAGATTGGAGTAAGAATAGTAATCTCCGATTAATAGAAAATAGTGATGCTTATGTGTTTGGA